AATGCTTCTCTTGATAGATCTGCTCTACCATCTACGATGATGTTGTGAGGAGGTAATGCGTTATTAACAAAGGTAACTGTCTCACCAGCATTAACTGTAACCTCATTTGGTTCAAAGACTAAATTGCCATTGTAACCCATTTGTATCTCAGTAGCATATGCTTTAGCTGCTAATGAGAAAGATAGAAAGAGTGAAGTGAGCATGATAGTTAATCTGCTCATCCACCACATAATTTCATTTTTCATAAATTAACGCCCCATAGGAACAATACCCATAAGATAATCTAAACCTGTTTCGTTTGTACAAGAATCCACAAAAGAAGGATGCTCTCGTAAAAACGGGACATCCTCTTGTGCATCTTTAATAGCTTCGTACGAGTTACTTGCGTACTCGCATATGTAATGACGATGCTGTTCTGCATCGTGATACCCTACGGTATAGTGTGACAGGGGCATGATCTTTCAATCCCTAATGTAATTTTATTTAGTATAGCACAGTCGTCAAGCTAAGTATATTAACCCATTCGGTCTTCAAAGTCAGACATATAAGCTTCCCTGTGTTTCCAAGTCATTCCACTGGTAGATCCCTTGCAAGGATTGATGCAATCATCATGATTTATAGAATTGCAAATTAGTCCAGCAAGGTCATGTGGACATCCAATTTTTCCAGTAGTCCAATATAATTGATCGTCTATCCAACCTGCTTTACATACAGGACATGTTTTACAATTCATCCTCTACCTCAGTCTGGATAACACAATCCGACTCAGGTGTTGTAACGCATAACATAGCAAATCCATCTTCCATTTGTTCTTCATCAAGATATGATTGACCACTTTGATCTATACTACCACTAATAATTTTTCCTACACATGTTGAACAAGCACCAGCACGACAAGAATAAGGAAGATCAACACCCTCTTCTTCTGCTGCATCTAAAATATAAGTATCCTCATCACATGTAATTGTAGACTCAGAACCATCAGATAGTTTTAAAGTAATTTGAGGCATGGTTAAATCTTTGGTATATAACTTTTGTACCTTTCTAAATGTGGTATTACATCTTGCTCAACTTTATCCACAATCTGATCGATGATATTAACATCAAGACCTGCGAATGGTGGAATGATACCAAGTATACGAAGTAATCCATCTACAAATAATGCGAGACATGTGAATCCAAGAATCATACTAATGATTGTTGCGTCACGATTGTGCTTTGCCATTGATGCTTCATCAATTGCTCTTGCTTCATCAACAGCAGCTTTAATTAGTAGATCAACTTCTTCCTTTGTGTAACACAGGTGAGGAAGAATCTCTCGGATCTTCTCTTCTGTCATATTGAAACATGCACTATTTGTATTATAACACTGGTGTCAAGTACACTAGTATATATTGTTACATCATCTCATGAACATGGGTTGATGGTCTTTCCCCCATCTTAGCCTTTTTATCCTGTTCAAGTTGATATAACTTATTCATCATCTCTTGTTTCTTTTCAATATCATTCAACTTTTTCTGTACCTCTTTGAGTTCTGACTCAATAGATCTGTCGGTCATTTGATTTTAAAATGCTTCTCTTAAACCTCCTTGCCAAAACTACAAACAAGTTGTTGATTTAAGTATTAATATTTATATCATTTAGACTTTCTTAATTTTTCCATTATCTGCAAATAGGTTGGTGGCATCTTAATTTGTTCTTTCGTTGCCAACTTATTCGCTGTTGCATACATTACTTCTCTATCTCTCTTACCATAAAGCTCCTTAAACCTATGGGCACTTTTACGTTTCATACCACGTACAATCCTTTCAGCCTCCTGATTAACAGGAGACTTTATATCGGATCCGAAACCTTTAGGTTTAGGTCTTGCCATTATCCACCTACTACTTGGACTTCTTCTACTATCACTGCACTAGTTGCTGCAGTAATTTTAATAGCACGTGCTATTCTTGCTTTAGGACCAGATGACCAAGTATAAGTAGATGTTGAAGAAGAATCAATATCTGTTGATAAAATATTGTTATGTACATCTATTGCAGTAATCTTCTTACCAGCAGTACCAGCAGATAAGAAAGCAGCATTAATAGCTGGAGAAGTGCTATCATCTACGATTGCAATATAATCTCCTACAGAGAATGGATGGTTTGCAGATGTATCATATACATGCTCACCAACGTAGTAGTCAGCAGTTGCATCAGCAACACCCTTAACTATTTTTGCTTGTCCAGGTTTGCCACCCTTGATAAGAATGAATTCATTCTGCACTAGAGTTATTGCAGGACCACCGTTAAAAGAAACAGTAGCAGCACCTGCTGTAGAACCAACTCTATAATATCCTGTTTGTACTGTTTGATATTCAGAAGCACCAGCGGCTACTGAATTAGTACTTAATACATTAAGAACTGTCATGTCTTGTTATTTCGTGTCGTTATTATTTATCTCTTTTTGCTTCTTAAGCATCTTTTGTAAGTCTGCTGTACTACCTACAAACATTGTATTGTTAACCGTTGATGGTCCTTTCTTCTCTTCTTTATCAAGTTCTTTCATCTTACCTTGAAGATCAATCAACTTATCTGCTACATCCCCGACGTTTTTAATAAGTTGCCCTGCCACCTCATAAGCTCTTGGATGATCGCTTGCTCTCGCAACGTCAAGTATACCATCTACTGCCTCCTGTCCTTTCATTACAAGATTATGTAGTTGAGCACGACTAACCTCATAGTCCTGTCTTACATCTCCTTCTTCACTTTTTTTCAATGATGGTTTTACAACCTTCTCCACTGGAGCAGGTCGATCCACATTAAAAACATCATCTAAACCATCGTATGCACTCATTATGGAATTACCTCATCTGCACCGCTTATAGGATTACGTTTCTTATTATCTGTAAAGTCTTCATCAACAATACCAAATCCGAAATCATCATCAGCATCTGCTGTAATAGGATCTGGTTGAACTGTATACCTGACATCTCTTGGTGCAGTACCAACATTAGTATTTGCATACATGTCAGTAATAGTCTTCTTGATGATCTTACTTTCAGTAACAGGACCGTATAGGTAAGTCTTAGCAGTAAAACTCATAGTATAAATGATTGCTCGTCTAGTAGCAAACTCACCTTCATAACTATCCTCATAATCTATACTGTTTAAAATAACAGGAACATCCTTTATCTCATTCATCTCAGTTAATAATTTAATTGGCAAGTTATAATGAGGTTGAAAATTAGGAAGTATTTGCTCAATAATCTGCAATCCATCATCCTGATTCTTTGATATGACTGCTAATTCAAATCCAATATTATATGGCACTGGCATGAATACCATCTTTGATTTTGAGTTATCACTATTAGTTGCTATCTTAATCTTTTGAGTTGGAGATACTTTTCTCTGTGCATCATATGTAATACCATTAATCTCAAATGAGATTCTAGGTAAAGTTATCTGCACTCTCTTATTTGTTGGATCTGGATTCTGATCTAATCTTGCTAAGAATTTTTGTTTAGGACCATATGCCAATGGTACCTTCATAACCTCATCTTGTCTCCTTAGTTCAATGTTATTAAACATTGTACCAAAAGCAACAATGGTCTTACGAAATATTTCGTGATAACTATAAGTTCCTAACATTAGATTGTAGTATCAGTAATTGAGCCAACTGTACCGAATGGATTAGATTCGGAGAAGTCGATAATATCATTGTCAGCAGTTTCAAAATCATTATTTTGATCGTAGGCAATATTTTTATTATCTATCGTATTATATGTAGCAGTTGTCCAAGATGCACTTGAAGTACCGCCTGTCACTGTCTCTGGGACAGAGAATGTGCCAGAGCGATTAATAACAATAAGTGTCCTTGTACCAGAATCCCAAGACTTAACTTCAGCAGTAACATTAGATGTTCCACCAGTTACAGTCTCACCAACAGTAAAGTCTCCTGATCCACCAGCAACAAGACCAACTGTAATAGCATTAGCAAAGTTAGTCTCTATAGCATCAAGAGCAGCAATACCAGTGTCAATCTCTTCGTCACTGTATTCAAAGAGCTCACATTGACATTCCCATACATATCCTTTTCCTAGTTGGTAGAAGGGTTTCTCAACCTCTACAAACATTATTTCAAATAAATGTTTAGTTATAGGAAACCAAATTAGATCCCCTTCGTTGGGTCTTCCTTCGACATTGAGTACAGTCGAGTCATCAACTTTTTCTTTAAATTTTTCACGGGAGAATATAAACGTCGTCTTATCCTCGATGCGGATTCCAAACTTGCTAAGAAGTTCTCCTTGGCCTTCCCATCCTTCAACATTATTGACATAGGCACGAATCGCTTTGGCACTTTCAAATTTGCCATCAGAGTCCTCTCCGAA